GTACAAGCTCTGCAAGTTTAGCTCTACGCTCAAACTCTTTATCTACGTCATCACTACCGCCTGCCTTAAGCTGTACCGCAATACGACGTGTCTCTGCATCCAATGGAAGCAATTGCGACTCAATCTCATTCTGTTGTACACGCGATTGAATCTCAGCAGTTTGTGCTTGGATATTTTTAATGGTCTCTTCCTTCTGAGCCATTTCCATTTGTACTTGCATCTGTTGCATTTCTTGTTGTTGAGGATCAGGTTGGTTAGCCTGTTTCAATCCTTCAATGATTTGCTCACGGTTGCTTAAGTTCATATTATCCACAATTGATTCAATCAACATTGGATACATAGGAGACTCAGGACTCATAGTTTGTAGTAACTGAACTAACTGAGTGACTTCATATTCACGAGCAATAATCCCAAGTGAACTGCTTGCAACAAACTTAAAGTCTTTGATTGGATACAACTCAGGACTGAATTGCATATACCGATGAGCCGCTTTAGTTACAAACGGTAGTAAGAACGAGTCTTGGAAGTTAATCAATGTACGCTTGTGCCGCTTAATAATAGCACCCAGTGACATTGAAATACCTGCCGCTGTTGAGTCTCCATTGATTGACCCAGGAATCCCTGCGGCATCAATAGCACCTGTTGCTTGCTGTACCATCTGCTGTAGGGTAGCCGCTTGGTTAAAGGTATTAGGATCAAGCGTACCAAAATTAAATGGCTGAAGGATCTCTGAAGGGTTACCATTAGTCAAGATTGCTTTGCCCGGACGTACCTCTAGCTTAGCACCACGAGGGAGCCTAGAAGCGTCTACAGCCATCATTGGATGTACAGTCAATGCCAAGGCATCAATACGTGCGCGTAGTTCGGTGTCAAGGGCTTTTTGTGCGTTGTAGCCTTTCTCACAAATACCACGCCCCCAGAAACGACTAGGTACTACATCCCAAGGGAAAGCAATAACAGGACGATCCTGCATCATGTATGGGTTTGCTTCAATCTTAAGAAGAGTACCACCATTAGCAATAACAACAATTGCTTCGATGTATCCGCTGTATTCTTCTAGTTCTTCGTCAGTAGGTTTGTCTTCGCCTTCAGGATCATACAGAGCTTCTTCAAATAACTCACGAGGAACAAGACCATAATACTTTGTTAGACGAACCTTATCATCCATGTAAATTGTTAGATCTTGATCAGGCTCAATGTCTGTATCAGGAGCCGCTACAGCAACGTCAACGTCACGATAGATGCCTGCTTCTTGAGCAATCTCAATTTGATGTAAAGGTACAAACTCATCAATTGCTACACCCAATGCTTCTTCAATACTTGTAGCAACTGGATCAATCAAAAAGTTCTGAGGCATAACCGGACGTAGCTTAACAAGAGTACGAGGTTGTTCTGTCACACCTACGGCTGTCATCTCACCGTCCATGATTGGTTGAGTTGCAGGACGTAGCTCATTGACTTCATCCAAAATGATTTCACCAATTCCTGTACCAAAGACAGCAGAGTTAATTAAACATTCTGCAATTGCCTTACGAGCTTTAGCAAAAGTCATATCCTCATCAAGTTGAGTACGTAAGACTTGGATGTCTTGTGGTTGCTCATCAGCAAAGTCATCCTTGATGTCAAACCATTTACCACGCCCAAAGGTTGCTTCTTCTACTTCAGCAACAGCAGACTCAACAGCTTGTTGTAATGCAGGAGAGATAAGACGTGAACGCTCTGATGCACGCATTGAATCTTCTTCAGCCCAGATGCCACGCCATAGACGATAATACTCATCAAACTTTTCTTGATAGTTTGACTCAAAGTGGTCACGCCATTGGTTGCACTTGTGTATAACCCAACCTTCTAATGATGTGGGGTCTTCGTGGTTATGATCATAGTCCATGTTAATATCCTGCTACAGGGTCTAAAATTTCAAAGTCGTCTTCTTCATAATCGTAGAAGTACGACACTTTTGCTAACTGGTCAATGTATGCCAGAGCATCTACTAAGTCATCATGCACTAGGGCATTGGGAAACTGAAACAACTCATCAAGAAAGTTAGCAGTCCAGTCGCCTTTGTTTAATGTTATCTGTCCGTGTTCAAAACGTCCTTGCAAAGCCCACACAACACGATCAGTTTTTTTCTTGTTGCCGTGTGTCAACTCTTCCACTCTGAAGAATCTTTGTTTGGACTTCATCACGTCTGTAAGATAAGGCAGTACCGCATTCTTCAATGCCCCTTTTTCGATACCAACCGCAACTGGTTGATAATGATCGACAGCATCGAATATCTTCTTGGCGGTTTTTTTTGATATCCC